CTCAGCACCTAGAGTTAATGGTTGCCAAGGACGACTGGGGCAGCGAAGACATGACAGCCACAAATGCCGCCATAGTCTCAGGCAACGGCTACACCGCATCGTGAGTATGCTACTAGACCTGTATGTGCTTGCTACTTCACTGGTGTCTATTGCCAGTGTTGTATGCAACTACACAGACACCCCGAAAGACGATGAGTTTGTTGCAAAAGCCTATAAGGTTTTGGAGCAGTTCGCTTTCCTAAACAACAAAGCTAAACAGTAACTTAACAGGAGATTTAACATGGGCGAGAAAAAAACAACTCCCATATCGATCAACGATAAAGAATACACTTTTGAAGATATGACCGACCAGCAGCAAGCGATGGTTAACCACTGTAATGACTTAGACAGAAAAATTAAGTCCACCCAGTTTAACCTTGACCAATTGTCAGTAGGTAAAGACGCATTTATTAATATGCTAGTCGCTGACCTTGAGAAAGAAGCTGAGTAAGTGAAACTGGTTTTCGCATTGATCGTTATGGTTAACGGTACGATTGATGCGGAGACCATTAGCTATTGGCACGACTTAAACCGATGCAAGTATTTTGCAGATAGTTTAACGACTGCGCCTGTAAAGGCTTATTGTGTTCCTAAATTCAAAGACCCGGCAAAAGTAGAGGTTCACACATAATGATAGCTGAAATCGCTGCTGCTAATGCGGCATTTGGGGTTTTGAAGCAGGCTCTCAGCTCAGGCAAAGAGCTATATGACTGTGCAAGTGCAGCCACACAATTTTTTGATAACAAAAGTGTTATTGCTAAACGAGTAGCAGAAAAAGGACAATCGGACCTCCAGGCGTTTATGGCGCTTGAGAAGATTAAAGAACAGGAGGTTTGGCTTAAAGAATATATGATTTATTGTGGTCGTGCCGATATGTTTCAAGATTGGCTTGCTTTCCAATCTGAATGCAGAAAGGAAAGGGAAAAAAAGGAAAGATTAAGGAAAGCAAAAAAAGCTGCAAATTTAAAAATGGCTTTTCAATTCATTACGATTATTGGTATAGCTGCAGCAGTAGTACCAGTAATTATTTACATAATCATGTTAATAGCGGGTAACTAATGGCTACTGTATCTGAGGCTTTGTTGAAACTAGATGCGCACGAGCGTGAATGTCTTCAGCGCATGAAATCAATTGATGAAAAATTTGACAATATAGAAAAAAGACTTGATGAAGGCTCAGTAAGATTCAATAAATCAGAAATGATGTTACGGGGTATGTATCCATTAATTATTGGATTGTATTGTTTAGATAAGGTTCTCTAATGAATATTTTAAGCGCAGTTATTGGTCCAGTCGCAGATTTAGCTAAAGGATATTTATCCAACAAGGCTGAAGAGAAGCAAGCCAAGCATCAAGCCAAAATGTCGGTTATTGAAAATGATGCAGACTGGGAATCAAAAATGGCTGCAGCATCTAAGGATTCTTGGAAAGATGAATTTTGGACTATAGTGTTATCTATCCCGGTGTTTATGGTTGGCTATGCAATAGCGGCTAATGATGTGACCATAATACATAGAGTATCAACCGGGTTTGAAGCGTTAGAAAAATTACCAGAGTGGTATCAATATCTTTTGTTCATTGCCATCAGTAGTTCGTTTGGCATTCGCGGGGCAGGCAAAATAATGGGAATGAGAAAATAATATGGCGTACATTAGCGTAGATATTCCTGCTGGCATTTTTAAGCATGGTACAGATTTAGACTCTGTTGGCCGGTGGCGAGATGCTAACTTAATACGGTGGCAAAATGGCTCTGTAAGACCTGTTGGCGGATGGACCTCACGAAGAGCAAGCGCATTCACTTACGCCCCTAGAGGAGCTATAACGTGGGCAGATAACAGCGCAGATGTGCATATTGGCGCCGGTACTTACGAGAAACTGTACCATGTAAACAAGATCGGCACTGTAACTGATATAACCCCAGCAGGGTTTACGTCTGGAGATTTAAATGCCGACTCTAACTTAGGTTATGGCGGGTCTTTTTATGGAACTTCTTCATACAGCACTGAGCGACCCAATGACGGCGTTCCAGAGGAGGCTACATCTTGGTCAATGGACACCTGGGGTCAATACTTAATCGCCTGCTCTTCAAAGGACGGTAAAATTTACGAGTGGCAGTTAAGTGTAGGCGCTAATGCGGCTGCAATCTCAAATGCACCTGTAAACAATAAGGCTGTTGTTGTTACTGAGGAAAGATTTATATTTGCCCTGGCGGCAGGTGGAAACCCCAGGCTGGTAAAATGGTGTGACCGAGAAGATAACACTGACTGGACGCCAACAGCAGTTAACCAGGCTGGTGACTTAGAATTGCAGACTTCTGGTGAAATTATGTGTGGCTTGCGAGTTCGTGGCAGCACATTAATTCTAACTACACTCGATGCGCATGTTGCAACCTACAATGGTCCACCAACAGTTTACGGATTCCAGCGTGTCGGCACATCTTGCGGAACTATATCCCGACAGGCTGCTGTTGCAATAGACGAGGGCGCCTTCTGGATGGGTTCTAAGGGATTTTTTCACTTTAATGGATCATCCGTACAAGAAATGCCTTGCGAGGTCTTAGATCACGTTTTTACCAACATTAACAACGCACAGAAAAGCAAAGCGTTTGCGGTAAATAACTCTCAATTTGGTGAGATATGGTGGTTCTACCCAAGCGGCAGCTCGCTTGAAAATGATCGTTATGTATCGTTTAACTACAAAGAGGGCTACTGGAATATTGGTGAGCTGGCTCGAAGCTCTGGCGTAGACGCCGGAACATTCTCTAGCCCTATATTCTTTGACACTGGCGGTAACATATTTAATCACGAGACTGGCTACTCTCACGGGTCAAGTACAGCGTTCTTGGAAAGCGGTCCAATATCTATTGGCGCGGGCGACCAGATAGCTAAGGTAAATGAGATTATTCCCGATGAGCTTGTACAGGGTGAGGTTTCTCTTACGTTTAAGACTAGATTCTACCCTAACGACTCTGAGGTCAGTCACGGTCCATTTACTATGGCTAACCCGACAGGCGCTAGGTTTAGTGGTCGCCAGGTTCGTATGCGTATTGAGGGTACTGAGCTTAAAGATTGGCGGGCAGGTAAAATGCGACTTAATGTTACTCCTGGCGGTAGACGATGAGCTTAGCTGAGAACCCGCCACCTCCACTAGGACCTGACTGGAAGCCTTGGGGTGAGCGATTAGCAAGTTTTTTGGCTAGGACAAAGTCTAAGCTGGCTTATTATATTGCAGGTGAGTCAGCCTCTGAGGACGGCGTTATATTGTGGGATAGGACTGGTTACCCGGTAATATCTAAGAACGGCGTGTACCGTCAAATTGTATTGGCAGATGGGTATGGTAACTTTTCGACAACGTCTGACATTGTGGCCTCTCAGGCAGATACAGCTTACGCAATAGCGTTTACAACAGCAGTAGCAAATGGCGGAATATCATTAAACGCATCAGATAGCACTAGAATAGATTTTGCCGAGGCTGGGGTGTACAGCATCTCAGGTCACTTACAGCTTAAATCTACTAGTGCCTCAGCTAAAACATTGTATTGGTGGCTTGCGATCAACGGCGTTAACATTAATCACGGTGAGCGTCAAAACCTAAACGTCAACAACGGGTATCATATTTTAGGTGTTAGCGACCAATTAAACCTTTCTGCAGGTGATTACATAAAAGTAATGTGGGCAACAAGCCATGTTGATTTATTTCTTGATGCGGCTGCTGCTACATCGTTTGCGCCTGCATCAGAGGCGATAAATATTAGTATCACCAGAAGCCGTCAATAGATGTTATAATCGGGCATCAATTACAGGGTGATGTATGCAGGATTTAAAGTCAGAGCTAGATAGATGCAGGAAGTGGATTGAAGCAGCATTGGAGTACAGTGGCGGTACGCACGAGTACGAAGATATTGTTAATTCAATCAAGAAAGGATACATGCAGTTTTGGCCTGCCGAGAATGGTTGCGCTGTAACTGAGATAGTGACGTTTCCTAGGAAAAAGGTTTTTCATATATTCCTGGCTGGCGGTGAAAAGAATCAGATTGTTGACATGGATGAGTCGGCTGTTGAGTTTGCGAAAGCACAAGGATGTACGGGCATGACAATTGCCGGGCGAAGAGGTTGGGCAAGGGTCTTATTAACAAAGGGGTGGACTGAAGCGTTCACCACACTTAGCAAGGAAATATGATATGAGCGGTGGCAAGGGCGGTGGTCAAACCACAGAGAATACTATTCCAGAGTGGGCAAAACAGCCGACAATCAGGAACTTAGCGAGAGCTGAAGAAGTCCAGAAAATTGGCTATATGCCATACTATGGTCCTGACATTGCTGCCTTCAACCCAACGCAGCAAACTGCAATGCAAAGCAATATGGATGCTGCTGCTGCCTTTGGTCTCGCAGCTCCAGGTCAGGACGCTATGGCTGGTATGCCACAAGCACAAGACTTCGGTGGAATTTCAGGTTACGCTTCTGCGCCAATTTTTGAGCAGGCTGTTACTGAGCTTGAGCAGAAGGCACCCGGATATGTAAAAGAATATAACGAACTGTTTGCTGACAACACTCCTACAGCTTCTGGTGGCAGCGGTAAAGCTGGCGGCGCTGTCAGTGTTGGTAACCCTGGTAGCGGGCTTTCGGGCGGCAGCTTTACTCCGCAAATTGATAACACAGGTTTAGGCGGAACTTATAATACGCCCGAGCCGCAAGTCGAATATGGGTCAATGGGCAGGAAAGTTGAGCAAGAGCCTGTTTTTCAGCCATCTACAGCTAGAGTAGACCCCAATCCAAGTAGTTATGTTAGCAGTAACAACTTACAAAATTTAGCTATCCCAACAGCTCAGCCAGTACAAGCTCCAGCAATAAATGTTGATGATCAAATGCTCAATATGCGCTACAACTGGCAGCAGGTTACGGTAATCCCCAACAATACGGCGGCAATTTTACAACGCAAGCAGGACCTCCTGCAGCACCAGCTCCTGTAATACCAGCTCCTTCAATACCAGCGGATCCAGCTCTTGCAGCTCCTGCAGCACCAGCTCCTCTAGCAAATACTGCTGCTCCTTTTACTCCTAGCTCTAGTGGTGGTGGCGGTAAAGGTGGGGCAGCACCAGCTCCTGCGGCTCCTGCGGCTCCTGCAGCTCCTGCAGCTCCTATGGCGCCAAACATTAATCAAAGCGCAGCAGCAGGCATTCAAGGCTCTATGGCTGGAGCAGCTAGAGAAATGAACTATCAGCCCATGAATGTTGCCGCTGGTGGTTATGGCGCCACTACAGGCAATGCTCAGGGATATGGAGCGGCTCAGTCTGGCGCAACAGGATTCCAAGGCGCTAGTGTAGGTTCGCAAGGCTATGACGCATCTAGGACTGGCTCTCAAGGCTATGACGCTGCAAGGACTGGCGCTACTGGATTTGAGGGGTCAACTGTTGGCTCTCAAGGGTTTAATGCTGCGGGTACATCTTCGCAAGGGTTTAATGCTGCTGATACATCTTCTCAAGGCTACAATGCTGCAAGAACTGGATCGCAAGGATTTAATGCAGAACGCTTAGGCCGATCACCAACTGTTAGCTCAAGAGATGTTAGAGCTGGTCAATTGGGTGATACAGATTTAAGCCGTTACACCAACCCATATGAAAGTCAGGTGGTCCAAAGCACTCTTGGTGATTTAGACCGAGCCAGACAATTATCTATGGGCCAAGCTGGCGCTCAAGCAAGTGCTGCAGGTGCATTTGGCGGGTCACGACAAGCCCTTATGGAAGCTGAGACTAACCGCTCGTTTGCTGATCAAGCTGCTAGGTCTGCTGGTCAATTGCGACAAGCTGGGTTTAGTCAAGCTCAAGGTATGGCTCAGCAAGACATTCAAGGTAGAATGCAAGCAAGTTTAGCTAATCAGCAGGCTGGGCTTCAAGCAGGCACAACTACTGCAAACCTTGCTCAACAGCGTAATATGGCTAATCAGGCTGCAGGAATGCGAGCTAACGAGTTTGGCGCATCTGCTGCCAACCAAGCAGCATTATCTAATCAGCAGGCTTTAAATCAAGCTAGCCAATTTGGTGCGTCTGCCGCTAACCAAGCTGCCGCGCAACGGTCGGCTCAGCAACAGGCTGCATCTCAATTCGGTGCATCCGCTGCTAACCAAGCCGCTGCTCAAGCATCACAGCAGCAGCAAGCATCCAGTCAGTTTGGAGCATCTGCTGCCAATCAGGCCGCCGCACAAGCATCACAGCAACAGCAGGCCGCTAATCAGTTCGGCGCCTCTGCCGCTAATCAGGCAGCTATGGCTAATATGGCCGCTGCAAATCAGGCGTCTCAGTTTGGTGCAGGTGCATCTAATCAAGCGTCACTGGCTAACATGGCTGCAGCTAACCAGGCATCTCAGTTTGGCGCATCCGCTGCTAATCAAGCTGCCGCACAGGCCGCTCAAAATCAGCAAGCTGCGTCTATGTTTGGAGCATCTGCTGCTAACCAAGCCGCGCTGGCTAACACTGCCGCAACCAATCAAGCGTCTCAATTTGGTGCTGGAGCAGCTAACCAGCAAATGCTTGCTAATCAGGCCGCGCTTAATCAGGCTGGCCAGTTTAACTCGCAGCAGGATATGCAGGCTCAGTTAGCTAATCAGCAAGCAGGGTTGTCTGGATCATCTCAGCGCCTAGGAGCTGCCGGTCAATTAGGAAGCCTGTCTAACCTTGGGTTTGGTATGGGTCAGACTGTTAACCAGAACCTATCTCAGCAAGGTATTATGCAGCAGGCTATGCAACAACAGCTTATTGATGCCGCTAAGGCTCAGTTTGCCGGGTACACTGGCGCACCTTACCAGTCTATTGGCTTACTGTCTCAAGCTCTTGGTGCCTCCGCTATTCCACAGTCATCTAACACTCAGAAGCAACTTGGCGCAATGGATTACCTATCATTAGGTGCTGGCGTTATGGGAATGTCTGATGCTCGACTGAAGACCAACATTAATCAGGTGGGAAACCTTCCAAATGGCTTAGGTCTATACACTTGGGATTGGACTGAGGACGCCGTTAATAAAGGTCTAAGCAACAGCATGACGCTTGGTGTAATTGCACAAGAAGTTGAGCAAGCAATGCCAGGAATGACTGTTAAAACTCCATCTGGATACATTGCTGTTAACTACGGCGAACTTTACAAGGGCCTATAAGATGTATAACGAAGAAACAGATAAAGAAGCGATGCTGCGCAAGATAATGCAAAGCTCGCAAATGGTTGACCCGTCTCAAATGGCGGGTATGACCGCAGGCAATGGTCAGATAGATAATACCGGCGCAACTATAGATGCATTAACTCAAGCCCAAACACCAGACCCTGCATTTTTACAGGCTCAGGAAAACGCTCAATCTGACTTGGCTGCTCAAGAACGAAAAGACCAGCTTATGGCACTAAGTGGAGCGGCTGGAGGAATGTCTTTTAACCCAGGTATTCCAGATATGGGTGGATTGCAGCGAGGCGGTGGTTTAATGCCTATGCAAGCGGCGCCAGACCTATCTGGTTCTGCATCTTCTCCAGACTTTGCCGCATTGATGGGCGACAACCAAGTAGATATAATGGGTCTTCTGAACTCTTTTAAGTAAATAGGATTTTATAATGGCAATTGAATACGATGATTTACTCAAAAAGATCAGCCAGGCTGGTGGACAGCAAGGTCTAGCGCCTATGCCCCCAGGATTGTCTCAGCAATATTCTACCCCGCAAGATATGAGTACGGGTGGGCAGATAGCTGCGTCAATGCAGCAGCGGCCATCACAGGCTCCTTCTCAGCAGATGCAGCAGCAAATGCAACAGCAGATGCAACAGCAGATGCAACAGGGTCAGGCGCCTCAGCAAGCTCCAGCACCGCAAGCTAAGCCAGGCTTGTTGTCTCGCATGGGTTCTGGTGCTATGAATTTCCTGCAAGACAAAGAAAAAATGAAAGACATGCAGGCTTTATTTAACTCGGCATCATTTGCACCAGATGCCGGGATACAGCAAGCGTATGTTGATCGTCAGAAATTGCGCAGAGAAGAAGGCTCGGCTAATAGAACTGTTGTTCAGTTAAGAAAGCTGGCTCAAAAAGGTGACAATAAAGCCGGGCAAACAGCGGATTTAATTGAAGCGTATCCAGATCAAGCTAAATCAATTTACAGTGCATATATAAGTCAACAATATGCTGCCCCAAAGTCAACTTTTACTCAAATGAGTGGACAACAACTTGCTGATAAAGGAGTGGCTGGATTCGATCTTGATAAAAATTATAATGTAGATACGGTAAGTGGGAAGATTACTCAAATTGGAGGCGGCGGTGTTAATATAAATATGCCAAACCTTTCTGAGTCACAAGGCGGAGCTACTAATTTTTACAATAGGGCGCTTGGTGCTAATGACATTATTAGTTTAACTGAAAACCAAGGTACTGAGTTAGGTCAATATGCTTTAGGTCAGCTCCCATTGCTTGGTAATATGCTTGTAACCCCGGAATACAGAAGATTTTCGTCTGCAAAAAATGACTTTATTTCAGCAGTTTTGCGTAAAGAATCTGGAGCTGCTATTAGCGTTCAAGAATTTGAAAAGGAAGATGTTAAATACTTTCCTCAGCCCGGCGATGATCAGCAAGTAATTGCAGATAAAAAAGCGTCTAGAAATAGAGCAATACAAGGATTGAAATTCCAGTCCGGAGAAGGAGCTGAATTAGTTGATAAATCAAGATCGGGATTGCCGTCTAATGTTACAGTCACTAGGGTAGACTAATAATGCCAGATTATGTAGTTAACATTGATGGAGAAAAGTTCAAAGTTTCGTCTGAAGAAGATTTAACTTCATCTGAAGCCTATGAATACGCATTGCAAGATAAAAATCAACAATCAATAGATAGCGACCCAAAGCGCGTAGCCTTGCAAGAGATAATGGACCAGCAAGATGTTAGTGCTAGGCAGCGGATGGTTGAGAAAGACCCTGTAAGGTCCGGCTTTTATTCTGCTGCGGGTAATATACCTTACATTGGAAAAGGCGCTGATGAGTTTCTTGGTACTTATGGTCCAGATTCAATTGAAAAAATACGGTCTCTACAGCAGGGTGTAGAAGAGAGCTTTCCTATTCAATCCGGTCTAGCAACCGCTGGTGGCATTGGATTAGGAATAGCTGGAGCATCAAGGTTTCCTGGCGTTAAACCTGGACCTTTAGGGGCAACTGTAGCTAAAACAACAGGTCTTGGGACCGGGTTTGGTGCCTTAGAAGGTGGATTGTCTGGGTATCTTGGTGGAGAAGGAGGTCCGCTATCTGACTCTCGGTTAACGGGAGCAAAGCAGGGTGCTGGGTATGGCGCAATGTTTGGTGGCGGTTTAGGAACTGTGGGAGGCATTGGTCAATATTTGTATCAAGCTGGATCATTAAGGTCTGGAGTAAAAAGCCTTGCCGAAGATTTAGGCGTTTCAAAAACTACTGCTGCTATTCTTTTGCAAGAAATTAAAACAGGCAAAAATTTAGATAATATGATTTCAGCTATTAGAAGAGCTGGAGAAAAAGGCATGATTGCTGATGCAGATAAAGCAATATCACAGCTATTAGATGTCTCAATACAATCTGGCGGAACTGGCTCTGCTATAGGTCGAGAGGCTGTGTACGGTCGAGCAGAACAACAAGCTGAAAGTATTGGCAGAACAATGGACGAAACTCTTGGTGAGGCTCCTGTTGGGTTACAAACAGCTACAGAAGCCGCTGCAGCAAGAACTGCCGGGGAAAGAAGCGCGAAATATGGAGAAGCGTATGGCTCTCCAATTGATTATGCCGATGAAACCGGTATGGCTATTGAAAAAACGCTTGGAAGAATTAACAGTATAGAACCAGCAGCTTTACAAAAAGCTATTGCTAGAGCTAATAAGCAAATGGAGTTTAACAACACTCCTAACCAACAAATAATGGCCGACATTGCAGAGGACGGAACAATAACATTTAAAGAAATGCCTAATGTTCAGCAATTGGATATGATTAAGCGACAATTAAATCAAATGGCAACAGAAAACACTTTTAATGGTGTTAAAAACTTTGAAGGTCAAATGTATGACGCTTTAGCCAGGGAGCTGCGCGATGTTACAGAGCAGGCTGTTCCTGCTTATGGGTCTGCAGTTAGAAGTGGAGCTGCAAAAATTCAAGAGCAAGAGGTTTTAGAAATTGGCGGAAGACTGCTGAAAGAAAAGACTCCTGTAGAAGAGGTTCTTGTTGCAACACGAAATGCTGACCAGACTCAAATGAACGCTATAAAACTTGGGTTAAGGTCTGAAATTGAATCGGTTTTGGGAAGTGCAAGATCATCAATAAATAGCGGGACTGTTGAGGGTGTTGCTTCTGCAAGAAAACTTCTTAACCAAATGAGCAGCCCTAACGCGCAGAAAAAAATGCAAATGGTTCTTGGTGATGACGCTTACAGAACAATGATGTCAAAACTAACTGAAGTAAGAGCCGCATTAGAGCTTATGGGCGATGTTGCACCTAACTCAGCAACAGCAGTAAGAACAAGGCTTACTGGAACAATTGATGAGATAATTAGTGGCGGACCGATTCAGTCTATTATGCGGGGAGAACCTGCTGTAACTACTAGACAAATCGTTCAAAGCCTAACTGGTAAAACAGATGAAGCATTAATGGGTAAAAAAGATGATATCATGGCGGAAATTGCTTCTGTGCTTACAGGCGCTAGAGGTAAAGATGCTGAAGCGGCTTTAAAATACATTGACGCGGCTCAAAAAGGACAGGTTTTGACTGAAGCTCAAGCCAGTTTTGTTGCAAACTTAGCGCGTAAAACGGCATCAATTTCAGGTAGAGAACTTGCACCAAACCCCGAGGATCAAAAGTAATGGAACTAAAGCCAATAGAAGAAAGCGAGATTGAAGATATTGCAAGAGAAGCAATTTTAGATTCAATCGACTTTGTTGAAAGTGAAGTTGCAGAGGATCGCATTAAGGCTCAAAGATATTACAACGGTGAGGT